AGTCCCGGCATTCTCCGCACCGGCAGCTTTAACGGATGTCAGTTCGCCGGCACGTCGGTCAGCCCGCCGCCGGGCACGACCCCACCGTGGATGTGGGTGGCGCCGATATTCTTGCCGTCGTGGGTCACCTTGCCGCCGGTGATGGTCACGCCGGCATCGCTCACTTCGACGCTGACGCCGCCAACCTCGATCGTCACGGCGGCAGACGCGACTTTCAGGGTGGCGGCGCCAACAACGACCTCGCAGAGGCCGTCCTTCAGGGTGGCGGTGACATTGCCGTAGGTCAGGACGTTCTCGTCACCCTTTGACGACGGTGACTTGTTCCGGTCGCTCCAGGTCATGGGAAGCGCCACGGCCTGCTGCCAGTCTCCGTTGGGGGAGAGCGCCGTGAACTGCTGCCCCTTGGTGGGCGGCGTATGAACCTTCAGCGCGCCTGCAATCTGGGCGTAAGGCACCCAGGGTGAGAGGAAGGGCTTGCCGTCGACATCCTTGCCGAAGTTCAGCCTGACGCGTTGCTTGCCGACATCAACCTCTTCAACGGTGCCATGGCGCATGACGCCCGAAAAACGGCGCTCCAGTTCGGCAATCCGTGCGGCAAGCTCGACCACCTCACGCATCGGCGATGCGGGCCAGCGATGAGTAGTGGTCGACCACCACCGGGTCAGGCGTGACAGTCACCTCGAGCCTGTCGAGCGGCTCGGGGTCGTTCCCGAGATCGAGCACCGGGCCCAGGCCAATGGCGTCCGCCGTCTCCTGGAGTATCCCCAGCATGTTGGCGGCTCGCCGCCAGTCGGCCAGTGGCGTGCCTTCGATTTCCGAGCGCAGCATCTGGGCGATGGGAGCCAGATCCGTGTCGCCATCCATCACGCCGAGCAGGTCCGCCCACGCCGTGCCGTCACGGACCGCCACGCCATCGGTGGGCGGTTCGATCAGGTCGCAGGTCAGCACGATCTGCCGCGCGGCAAAGCGGACACCCTTCTCGACCGAGGCTCCGCGCCGGGACAGCCGTCGCGAGATACGCGGTACGAGCTTCATCCAGACGCGCGACCAGTCGCTACGCTCACGCGTCAGCACCGCCATGACCTGATGCTCCATGAGATCGAGAGCGAGCTCCATACCCTCATCGGTGTGCGGGATGGTGATGATGCTCTCCTCGCCCGCAACCTCCACCCGCGCCGCTATGGCGGCCTCGATGACGAGGTCACAGGATACGTTGCCGTGGAACAGGTCGCGTCCCGTGACCTCCATCTCGTGGTCGTCGGTGGTGACGATCAGGATGGGCTGGCGCTCCTCGGCGATGGTCTGGTCGATGGGCGCGATGGCACTGTCATAGACACGCCCCTCAGCCAGGGTCGCTCCATGCAGGGCGCGGGCCGCAGCGATGCGCATGGCAAGACGGGCAAGGCTCATGCCGGTGTATCCTTCCTGCTGGAAAACTCAGGCCGGAAAACCTTCCAGACTGGAATGTTTTTCGATCGACGCCGGGAGCAGGGCAAGTTCCAGACGGGAACATGCCGCCATGCGCCCACAACGCCCCCCGGAGTTTCCCGGGAGCCGCAATCCACTCATTCCGGAACATCCTCCCGGACGAGAAGAAGGTTGAGGTCACCCATGCTGGTCGGGTGAATGGCGGCAATGGCGAATGACGGACTTCCACACCGCGCCGGCAGTTTGAGCAGATCACCCTTGGCGGGCCGGAAGCCCAATGCCGCAACCTGATCTGAAGCAATCCAGAAGGCGGTCTGCTCGGCAACCATGCGTGTCGTGCCGGTGAACTCCCCGCCCCGGCCCTGTCCACGGAGATCGGAGGGTGCCGCAAGGGCCGAGAAGATGCCCCTGACCCTCACCGCCATGCGGTCGGCATCGGCGGCGGCCTCGACATATTGATTGCCACGGCGCGGGATCAGCACCGCCTCCTCCCCGAACCCATCCATAGCCGCGGCAGACGCCAGCGCATCCAGGGCGTCAAAAGCCGAGGTCATGAACGACCCCGCCTCAGGTGCGCTTGCCAGGAATCAGCACGCGGGGACGGGTGCAATAGTGCAGCGCGTTCATCTGGAACTCGAGGTTCACGCCCTTGCCGTCCATCATCTCCCACTGCTTGCCGTAGAGTCGCTGACCCGGGGTATTGACCGTCTCGATGTAGTCGGCAGGGCCATAGACCGTGCGGAACAGGCCAGGGACACCCATCGGAAACAGATGACACTTGTTGGTGTCGACGCCGACACTACCGCCACCCCGGTAGTTGGCCCAGGTGATGCCGCCGAAGTCGAAGGAGCCGTGAAGGCCGCCCGCACCCGGATTGATGTAGGCGCCCCTCAGGCTCGCGGCGTCGGCATAGCCCTTGTAGGTGTCGCGCACCTCCTTGTGGGCGATGAGGTCGTCGAAGAAGCTGTCCCCGCACAGCGCCATGACACCCGTGTAGGGAATCCCGTCGAGGGTCGCCGCCATCTGGCGGATGACCCCAGCGCACTTCTTGCGGAGAACACCCTCTCCGGGCGTGGCATTGTCGAGGTCGAAGTCGATCTCGGCCGCCGGGGTCTCGCCGAACTCGGTGAAGTAGTCGAACAGCACCGCCCCGTCCGCGTCCAGAAGACGGCCCGTCTTCAGGATGTTGATGCGGTGGTACTCCTCGGTGAGGGCAAAGAACTGCGAGGCCTCGGCAGCGCGCTCGGCGATCTTGGACTGCAGGCGCTCGACGGCGACTTCCTCGCCGAAGACCCGGACCTGCTGGACCTCGTCGGCATTGATGGCGTCATCGACCTGGAAATGCGGAACACGCAGGGTGCGCATGGAACGCTTGCCCTTGCCGAAGGTCTGGCCCGGGCCGCCGCGGGGGCTTGCCTGGATCAGCATGCCGTTCTGGGCCTTGTCCTTCTCGATGGCGATGTCGAGCGTGTCGATGCTCACCGTCTGGAAGAGGCCCATCTGGCCGATAGCCGAGGGGACATAGGAGATCTCGCGCAGCGCATCGGTGAGGCGCATGACGCTGAAGGCGTCCTGGGTGAAGATATTGAGAATGGACATGTCTGGATTCCTCCGGGATCAGCGCACGATGACGCCGAGGGTGGCGAGGGCCGTGTTGGCGGCAGCCTTCTCGGCAGGCTGGTCACGGTCGGCATGGTAGGTGAGGCACTTGCCGTTCACCTCGGCGTCGCGGACGATGGCCGAGACGGTCACATCGGCAGCGGATGCATCCGCCCCGTAGATGGCAATCCCTGCGGGCACCTCGCTGCCATCCGTCGCGCCGACGGCGCTGGCGACGTATTTTCCGCTGGCCGTGACTTTCCCTAGGACGGTGCCAGCGGCGATGATCCCCGCCCCGGAGGCGATGGTGATGGCCTCGCGCGAGCGCTGGCCGTTGGCCTCCGAGAGGATGAACTCCCCCGGATGGCGGGTCTCCATGAGAACGGTCATGTCGGTTGCTCCTTTCAGGCGCGGGCGAAGCGCCGGTTGGCGTTGGCGATGGCCCGCTTCCAGCCTTCTTCAGCACGTGCAGTGGGGTTGGAACGTTCAGGGTCACGGGTGGCGCCGAACTCAGGCCCCGCGGCGGCGCGCTGGGCGAGCGCCTCGATGCGGGTTTCCTTCGGGGAGGCGCCGAGGATCTTCTCGGCCTCCGCGACGGTGAGGGCGGTTTCGGTGGCGAGCATGAGGGCCTGTTTCTCCCGGCCTTCCGCCACCTCCGCGTTCACAATGGCGCGGATGCGGGCGCGTTCCTCGAGGCGGGCGGCGGCTACGGCTTCTTCCAGCCGGATAGTGGGCCGCGCTCCCTGCGCTTCAAGCTGCGCAGGCTGTACCGGTACGGCGGTCGCGGCCGGAGCTGCTTCTGCAGCGGCGGCCATCTCTTCTGTGCTCATGGATATCCCTCCTTTGCGAGCGGTGCGCCCGGATGGGCGGGTGGTCTGTGAAAGAGACGCCAGCACCTCGTCGAAGCTGGCAATGCGGTCGGCGAGACCGAGTGCGATGGATTCCGATCCGATGAAGGTGCGAGCTTCCGTGGCCCGCGCCATACTGGCGGTGAGCCGGCTGCCGCGACCGAGCGCCACCGTGTCGAGGAACTGGCGGTAATGCGCGTCGACACTGGCCTGCAGGTCGGCGCGGACGGCGTCCGACAGCGGCTCGAAGGGATTGCCGTCGACCTTGTGACTGCCGGCGAAGATCAGCGTGGGCTTCACGCCTTGCGCCGCCAGCTCGCCCGAGCGGTCGGCATGCAGCATGACGACGCCGATCGAGCCGACGATCGAGGTCGGCGAGATGACGATCTCGTTCGCAGCGCTGGCGATGCCATATGCAGCGGACGCCGCCATGTCGTTGACAAACGCATTCACTGGCTTGGTCTGGCGAACCGAACGGATCAGATCCGCCAGGCCTGCCATGCCGGCGGCTTCGCCACCGGGCGAGGAGATGTCGAGCAGGACCGACCGTACCTCCGGGTCTTGTCCTGCATCGCGCAGCTGGGCTGCAATCCCCTCGTAGCTGGTGAGCCCCGATCGGCTGTCGAGCCAGGCGCCGCGGTTCACCAGCGTGTCGAGTACCGGAATGATGGCGACGCCATCTGCGGTGCGCATCATGGATGTGCTGCCGTCCAGACGGCGCGATGAGCCGATGAAGCGGTTCGCCTCGGGTGTGTCGGCTGTTTCATCCAAAGAGACGAGATCGGCATCGATGCCGATTCTCCCGCTCAAGGCGCCGAGAATGATCTGGGCCTTTGCCGGATGAATGAGCAGCGGCGTGTTGAGCAGGCGGTCGCTGAGGCGGAGAAGCTGTCCCGGCATCAGAACCCTCCCGCACGCAGGCCGAAGCGGCGGCGCTGGCCCCCGGTCCTTCCGCAGAAGGACTCGAGGCGCGAGAGTTCCGCCCGGAGCGCACCAAGATCGGTCCTGCCATACTGGACCTTGCGCCTGACGCCATTACCGGCATCGAACTCGACGACTTCGGGCCTGCGTCCCTCGAGGAGGGCGTAATAGGCTTCGCGGATCCGCAGCAGCACTGCGCACGGATCTGCATAATCTGTAACGATGGTCATGGCTGTGTGCTGTCCTAGGAAGGCTCCGGGGTGGCAGGGTCGCCTTCGGCGTCACCGGAAGGATTGGTAATGCCTTGGAACTGGTGGTCGGCCAGTCCGTAGGTTGCGCGCAGCGCCTTCTCCCGTGCACGCTGGGCGTAGACATCCTCGATGTCGTGGCCGAGGTCTTCGGCGATCGCCGCATCCGTCATGACGCCGAGGCGGCACCAGATCTCGTGGGCCTTGGCCATCTTGAGGTCGTCGGCCTGCGGCTTCGGCGCTCCCCGCCAGATGGCACGCGAGGCCGCTGCGCGATGAGCGAGGAAGCCGTCGAGCCCGCCCGGGAAGGGAATACCACCCCGAGCGATTTCCTCCTCGAGCCAGGCTTCGTAGACGGCGGTGCAGAAGGGTCCGAGAATATGAGCGCGCCGATAGAGCGTGATCTGGAAGATCTCGCCAGATGCCATGCGTACGCTGGAATAGGTGGCGTTGGTGTAATCCGCCGTTGCGCTCTCATAGGTGAGGCCCATGCAACGGGCGAGTTCACGCAGCAGATGTGCTGCAAAGTCCCGGTAGTCGGAATGCGGATGCTGTGCCCGGTGAAGCTCGAGCTTCTGGCCCGGAAAGAGATGGGCAATCCGGCCATTGATGCCGAGATTGATGGTGGCGTTGTCGTACCAGCCCGACTGCGCCTGGATGTAGGCGTCCCACGGGGAGATGCCGCTGGCCGACAGCCGTGCCTGTTCCTGCGGCGTCAGCAGGCCCTGCAGCACCTCCTCGGTCGGCTCGTCCGAGGTGATGGACGCCGCGAACACCGTCTGCAGGATCGCCGCCGTGAGTGTGGCATCCGACAGCTGGTCGAACTGACGCGCCACCTGCAAGGCCGGCGTCAGCGGCGAGATGCCCCTGACCTGCCCCGGCATGCCATCGAATACATGGATGACGCGCGCCCGCCCGAGAGCATCGCGGGCTGCGACCTCGTATTCCTGCGTATATCCGCTCAGCAGGTTCTTGCGCGTGGCCAGATAGGAGACGGGAAGCCCGTCAGGATCCATGCGCACGCCCTGCACCATGCCGCGGAGATTGTCGTTCCGGCGCACGATGCGATGGGACGGCACCAGCCTCACCTTGGTGCCATAGCGCCCACCCGGACGTTCCCGCCATGGCAGTTCCGCCCAGATCTCGCCGGTGGCGAACCACGAGCGGAAGGCTGCGGCCTGCAGGAGGCCGAACGACCGCCTCCCCTCGATGTCGCATTCGTAGGGCTTTTCCGCCCACAGGCTCCAGCGCTGCTCCACCGTCTGCGCCCAGATTTCCGCCTCGGCATTACTCATGCCGAACAGGTCGTTCTCCGGCATGGCCTTGAGACGAAGCCCGGTGCCGACCGTATTGGCGACCGCCTGATCCAGGGCGCCTGCCATCCAGCCGGAGTTCTGGATCAGGTCGATGGTGCGCGCCGCAGCCAGATCCCAGGATGAGCCGACGTCATCGGAGGCTTCCCGCAAGGCAGGTCGCCAGCCGCCGAAGACCACGCCGCGGTTGCCGCGCATGAAGTCGGCACGGACGAATGGTGGCGCGACGGACCTCAAGCGGGACGGCGTCAGCCAATCCCGCACACGATCCATCATGCCCATCACGTCACCTGTTCAGTCGATGAGACAGCCCTGCGAAGCGAGCGCGCAGATCCGGCATCGCCGCTGCCGCGAGAGCGGGAACCCCTGTCGCCGATGATGTTTCTGGCACAGGGATGTCCTCGCCATCGGTCGGGGCTGTCGAATCGACCGTCCGGCCTTCCCGCATCAAGCCATCCGGAATGCGCTGGACGTTGAGCGAGTAACCAATTGCCATGGCAAGCGCCTCGCAGTCGAGATAGTGGTTGGCGCGTGATTTCTGGACCCACTGCGGCTTGCCCGTGGCGCCGTCAACGACGCGGACCTCTGAGACGAGCTGCTTGGC